TATCATCCACGCACCTTTCAAAGTTCTTCTCAAGAATCACGCAATTATCCCTATCATTTTCTTCAACAATTGTCGCAAAATAAGACCTATCGTCATTAAAAACATTATACCATAAAACCATTGCAAATTGCAAGTGCAAGTTGGACACCCCGTGGTAGATAGTGCCCCATCATAAATCTTGATGACGGATGGGCCGTGGGCTCTGTCCGTGAGCGAGGTTGCCATAGCCGTTAGGCTGCGAATACGAAATCAAGGAACGCTTCAAATAGCTCCTCCGGGGTGCGGTAGCCGAGCTTCCTGCGGGGCCGCCCGTTCAGCTCGTCAGCAGCGGTGAGAATGTCCTCGTCGGAATACTGCTCAATGGATACTCCTTTGGGGACGAAAGCTCGGAATAGACCGTTGTGACGCTCATTCTGCGGGCGTTCCCAGGAGGTGTATGGGTGGGCGAAGTAGATCTGAGAACCCCATGCAGCTACCTGAGCGAAGTCAGCAAACTCACTGCCGTTGTCCACGGTAATGGTCTTGAAAACCTCTGAGAAGTGGTCTCCGTACTCGTTGCGGAGGGCGTTCATGGCTTCCATCACGGCCTCGCTGGTCTTAGCGGGGATACGAAACGCAAGGTAGGTTTGCGTTTTTTTCTCCAGCAGGGAGAGAACAACAGCCTCTTTCCCGGCTCGCTTTCCAACCACGGTGTCACCCTCCCAGTGGCCTTCTTCCATACGCAGTCCAGCAATCTCCGGGCGGCTCGAAATGCTCTGGCCGTACTGCTTTTTGTTCTCTCTGTCCTTGTGGTTCTTAGCCTTGCGCTTCAAGGCTTCGGGCAGTTCGGTGGGTGTGATGGGAAGCAGACCGGCCCATACCATATTGTAAAGAGTGCCGGTGCAGACCATCTCATCCTCACAGAACAACCGATGCAATCTGGCGTATCCGCAGCAGGAATCCAGAGACCATTTGTGTTCCCGCACCTGCATTAGCACCCAAGTGATGAACGCTTTGCAGGACTGTGCTTTGAGAGGCTTTCGGCAGACTGCTCTGTTAGCCTTATAGACTGCCTCGCCAAGCTTGGGGGAGTAGCCGGGAGCTTTCCCTTTGTTGCTCTTTCGGGGATGTGTGCCGCGCCTCAGCTCATTTGTGACAGTGGAAGGGGCGCAACCGATGGCTCTCGCAATGGCCCGTTTCCCCAGCCCCTGCTTGACCAGGGCTTTTATGGCGCCTCGTTCTTCCGCCCCCAAATGCTGTCCCTTCTTGCGTTCTGCCTTAACTGTGATATAATCTTGGCAGTCCATAGTGATTGCCCTCCCTTGGAAGATGGTTGTGTGAGAACTCCATTCTACCACAAGGAAAATCACTATGGATTTTTTATTAAGTGTCCAACTTCATTTTACAATCGACCACCATAAAACCATAAACAAACATATGCTAATTAAAAAATCAACAAACCCCTATCATCATAAACTGATGAACCTGTACCTCCGCCGCATCGGATCGCCCGATCAAGAGCCATAATAGTGGCAACAGCACCGTCAATTTTCTCGGTGGATTTTTCTTTGTCCGCTTTGATATTGCCTGCCGGGTCGGTGCGGATGTAGATATTGTCCATCATCCAGCGCAGAACCGGGTGACCACCGTGGGCAAGCTTCTGTTCTAAGGTAAGCTTCATGAGCTCCTTGGTCGGCGGGCTCATATCCTTGAAGCCTTGACCGAAAGGAACGACTGTGAAGCCCATGCCCTCAAGGTTCTGGACCATCTGTATGGCTCCCCAGCGGTCGAAGGCAATCTCTCGGATGTTGTACTCTTCGCCAAGTGCCTCGATGAACTTTTCTATGTATCCGTAATGCACCACATTACCCTCTGTGGTTTTGAGGAAACCCTGCTTCTCCCAAAGGTCGTAGTTGACATGGTCGCGTCGAACACGAAGTTCCAGATTGTCCTCCGGTATCCAGAAGTAGGGCAGAATATAATATTTGTCGTCCTCATCCTCGGGAGGGAACACAAGCACGAAGGCCGTTATGTCGGTGGTGCTGGAGAGATCTAGTCCGCCATAACATACACGGCCTTTCAGCATTTCCGGATCTACCGAGAAAGCACATTTGTCCCATTTGTCCATTGGCATCCAGCGTACTGCCTGCTTCACCCATTGGTTGAGACGGAGCTGGCGGAAGCTGTTTTCTTCAGCAGGGTTCTGCTTTGCGCTCTCGCAGGCGGCCTTGACCTTATCAATTCCAACTGTTATGCCAAGTGAAGGATTGGCTTTCCTCCACACCTTAGGGTCTGTCCAATCGTCGTTCTCATTGGCTCCGTAAATGACAGGGTAGAAAGTGGGATCATGTTTCCGGCCATCAAGAATATCCTTTGCCTTTTGGTGCACCTCATAGCAGATGCTGTTCGTATCGTTGCCAGCTGTGGTGATGAGAAAGTACAGCGGTTGCATCCTGGCATCCCCTGAGCCCTTGGTCATGACGTCAAACAGCTTTCTGTTCGGCTGTGTATGTAGCTCGTCAAATATCACGCCGTGTATGTTGAAGCCATGCTTGGAATATGCCTCGGCCGACAGAACCTGATAGAAGCTGTTTGTCGGAAGGTAGATTAACCGCTTGGTGGAAGCAAGCAGCTTGACACGTTTGCTCAGAGCAGGGCACATACGAACCATGTCGGCAGCAACTTCAAAAACTATGCTGGCCTGCTGGCGGTCGGCAGCGCAGCCATACACCTCAGCCCGCTCCTCACCGTCAGCGCAGGTTAGGAACAGAGCAATTGCGGCGGCAAGCTCTGACTTGCCCTGCTTTTTGGGTATTTCGATATATGCCGTATTGAACTGGCGATAACCATTTGGTTTCAAAATTCCGAAAAGGTCCCGGACTATCTGCTCCTGCCAATCGATTAATTGAAATGGCTTTCCGGCCCAGGTACCCTTTGTGTGCCGGAGAGCCTCAATGAACGCCACTGCGTAATCAGCGGAGGCTTTATCATATACAGAGTCGGCAGCTTTGAATTTCGTCGGCTTGTATTTTTTGAGCTTGCGTATATGACACATCCTCCTTCCTGAAAGTAAGCATAAGAAAAGGGAACTGCTTTAGACAGATCCCTGTGATTTGGGTATATACTACGTTTTTTCTTCGCCGGTCAATATAAAATGAGCGTAATCCTCAATACGGCCTTCCAAGTATTTTAATAGCTCATCATGTTTTTCGCGCCGGGCTATTTGTTTCACGGCCTGAATATCAAACATATTTGTCTCGCCCGAAGCCCGGATGCTGAGAATTTGCTTTTTTACCTTCTCAGTCATTAGTGAGCACCTCCGTCTCCGCAGAGTCGCTGACCGCAGTACGCAGTATATCCACATCAAAGCCTGCGCTCTTGTAGCCTTCTAAAATGACACTGTAGTAATAGCAGCTTGGAGTGCCAAGCGGCCTGCCATCATTCATAATGTAGACCATCGCTTTGACAGTCTTGCCGTTCAGCTTGACCTTGATGGTTTCTTTTCTGTACAGATATGGCCAGCCTTCGTAACGGTCAAGCGCCGCCTCGTCTGCGGGAGTCAGCTCCCATACCAATACCGGTACGCCGCTGCCCTCATAAGGTTCCACCGTTGCCACAGCGCCCGCGTGCGGGCCTCTGAAAAGCAGCCGGTAGTCCTTTAACACCGTTGAACCTATAACCCGAGCCGTAGGGCATCTGGTTGCCATCTGTGTAAGGTTAAGGTTTGAGCCATAAGCCAGGTATAATATCTTTTTCATATATGTAATCCCCTTTCACCACCTAAAGGACGGTTACCCGTCCTGAGTGGTATCTCCTTTCGGCTTACCCTTTCAGGCAGCCCTGCCGAAGCGGAATGCTGCGTCGCCGGAAAGGTGTTTTGTGAGGTGCTCTCTGCAGTTTTTGAACTCATCCCCAATGAAGCCAATCCTGTTGAGGTAGGTTCTCATGGCAAATTTCTCGTTTTCGGTCTGGGGCGTCTTTGAGCTGGCGCATTTTTGTGTCAGCGCCTGGTGGTCGAGGGCAAGGGCGAGGACTATGTAGCTCCTTATCTTCCCGGCATGCAGCTCGCTGTTGAAGCCTCTCAGCTCGACCGTGTGGTGGCCGTGGAAAAAGCTGTGGAGGTTTAGAAAATGGTATCTGCTGTTGTGGTAATGCCTGTCGCGGCTCTCATAGTAGCCTTCGTACCAAAGGTCCTCAATCTGGCGCATGGTCTTGGGCTTGCGGCGGTTCATCTTGTCCACCAGGATGCTGTCCATCTTCTTGCAGAAGTGCATCCTTTCGGGATTTATGTTTAAAGCCTTGTAGAAAAGGTCGTTCTTGCTGGCAATGATGTTCACAAAGTTCCGGATACTTCTCGGTGAGTGGTCCGCTCCGTCGAGGTGTATGTGGATGCCGCAGGAGTTGTTGGCGAAAGCGCCTGCCTTGCGCAGTTGCCTGACCAGTTCCTGTAATATCTCGATGTCCTCTTGGTAGGTGAGGACCGGGCTGACCAGCTCCACGCTGTAGCTGCGGTCGGTATGTACCTTCTGCCTGCCCTGCCTTTTCTGGCAGTTGATGCTGGCGTCGCTCATCAGCTTCCAAGTCCGGCCGTCCGGTGTTGTGATTTTCTTAGTGTCGTAATAATCACCCGTGCTTGTGACCGTTCCGCCGAGGAAGTTGGCTGCTACCTTTGCCGCCTCGCTGCGGGTTATTCCTGTGAATTCAATTTCGATTCCGAATTTCGTTGTAAGCATTGTGTTTTGCCCCTTTCAGAGTTGTGTGTTTCTTTTGGTACTGTATATATCACTCTGAAAGGGACTATTATCAAGTCAATTCGACTCATAATGTACACAATATATCAAAGGGATTATTGTGTGTTTCTGTGACATCAATTGTCGATTTTCCGGCACTCATCTTCCCCGTATGCTATTCCTAAAGTGCTACCGCAATCCCAGTTAACGTGTATCGTACCTATGTCATCAACTCCTGTGACGGTACCCGTATCGCCGGGTTTTAGTCTGGAGTAGGGGTCGTTCATACGCAACAGCTCCACACGGGTGCCAGTGGGGTATTGCTTTCGGAGCTGCTTCACGGTCTCCTTTGAGGGGAACTTATGCATCGGTACTGACCTCCGTTGCTTTCGGTGGGGCACCGTTCTTGAAGGCGCTGTTTCCGGTCAGGTTTTTAAGCAGAATTTTCCGTGCAGCTTTGTACTCATTTCCTACGAAACCCAGCCTGATTAGGAATACACGGAAAGCAAACTTCTCGTTTTCTACAGGCTTATCCCTGGCGGTGACACGCCGCTGTGCCTTAGCTGTCGTGCACAGGGCGGCAATGAAAAGGGAGTAAGCATCGACTTCATCAGGCTCGCTGTCGGAGCGGAACCACGGGAATTTGAGAGTGGTTTCTGTTTTCATCAAAGGTAGAGCGTCGGCTTCGATGGCTTTTTTGATTAGTGTCTCCTTGCTGGCGATTAACCGGTTGAGGTTCTCCAGCGCTGTTTCTGTGAAATCTTCGAGGGGAATCTCGATTGTCAGCGTGTCTTCGTCAGGAATATAGTCGCCGCCATATGGACCGCGATTTGAGTAGTCCGGTATGTTTTCATCTTCCAATCTCATGCGGCGCATTTGACGCTCCGCCCAAGCTTGAGCTTCGGGCAGGCTTTCTTCGGCGTCTCTTTCCGAAGGCCCTTCGGTATTGGACAAAAAGCCAGCCGAATGCAGGCTTTCCAGAAGCTTATGTACTGTTTCCGTATCAGTACCATCGTCAAAGTAGAGGGTTCCGTCCTTGGCTATGGTGAATGCACCCACCTCAAAGTCGAAGCTCGGCGCTCCTTTATACACAGGCCTGCATCCGAGAATTTCGCTGGCCGCATTGACCAGTTCCTTGCGCCTTGCGCCAGTCGCGTTGAATTTGATGTTCATTTTCAGACCACCTTTCGTTTTTTTGGTAGTCACATATATCGCTCAAATGCTGTGAAATAGCAAGTTATTTTTAATCTTTTTGCACATCAAAATAACTATATTTACTTCCATCGCGCATAAGGAAAACACCGGCCTCGGAGCCGGTGTGCTCGATATACCGTTTAACTATCACGTCACAGAACTTTTCATCCAGTTCAATGGTGTAGCAAATCCGGTCGGTCTGCTCACAGGCGATCAGGGTACTGCCTGATCCACCAAAAGGATCGAGGACGATGCATCCGCTCATACTTGAGTTAAGAATAGGATAGGCTACCAGCGGCACCGGCTTCATCGTGGGATGGTCGGCATTTTTCTTCGGCCTGTCAAATTCCCATATGGTAGACTGTTTCCGGTCTGAGTACCAGGCGTGCCTGCCTGATTTCTTCCATCCGAAAAGGATGGGTTCGTGCTGCCACTGATATGGGCTTCGGCCCAGGACCAGACTTTGCTTCTTCCAGATACAGGTGCCGGATTGATAGAAGCCCGCATCATTGAATGCCCTTCGAAAATTCAGTCCTTCGGTGTCTGCATGGAACACATAAATGGACGCGTCCTTTGCCATCGCCTTTTCGGTGAGGGTGAATGCGTCCAGCAGGAACTGATAGAATTTTTCATCAGCCATGTTGTCATTTTTGATCTTGCCGGCCGAGCCTTCGTAGTTTACGTTGTATGGCGGGTCGGTTACCGTGAGATTGGCCTGTTTACCTTCCATGAGCAGCTCAAAGGTTTCAGGCTTTGTGCTGTCGCCGCACACAAGGCGATGTTGTCCGAGCAGCCACAAGTCACCCGGCTTTGTAATTGCCGGTTTCGCCAGCTCTGCTTCCACATCAAAGTCGTCGTCCTTCACATCCTCGATGCCACTGAGCAGTTTGTTGAGCTCGGCATCATCAAAACCCAGGAGCGAAATGTCGAAATCCACACCTTGCA